GGTGGACATCGAATGGACCCGGAAGGCCACCGAGCGCCTCAAGGACCGCGAATACCGCTATTTCAGCCCCACGTTCTACCACGACAAGGGCCGGATCACGGAGTACGTGAACACCGCCCTGACCAACCTCCCCGCCACCAAGGACCAGGAGCCGCTGGTGGCGAGCCGGAGCACCGACCACAGGGCCCCCGTGACCGCGGGGGCCCTGTCCTTCGGCGACCTCTCGTCGCGTCTCTCGAAGGCGCTCTCCGCCCGCTATGGCTGGGAGGCCTACGTGGTCGAGCTCTACGACGACCGCGCCATCTTCGACTACGGCGGCCGCACCTACCAGGTGGCCTACAGCGTCGAAGGCTCCACCGTTTCCCTCGCGGGCGAGGCCGAAGAGGTCCACCGCACCTATGCCCCCGTTGATGGAGGAACCATGAAAGCTCTTCTGACGGCCCTCGGCCTCGCCCCCACCGCCACCGAGGCCGAAGCCGTCTCGGCGCTGACGGCCATCCAGGCTGCCGCGGCGTCGGCGTCGACCCTCGTCGCCCTCGCGGGCAAGCCCAACGCCGCCGAGGCTCAGGGCGTCTTCCAGGCCTGGAAGGCCGCGTCGGAGAAGGTCGTGACGCTCACCGCGCGCGTGACCGAGCTCGAAGGCGCCGAAACCAAGGCGAAGATGGACACCCTGATCACCGCCGGCAAGGCCGCCGGCAAGCTGCCCCCGGCCCTCGAGGCCATCGCTCGGTCCTGGAGCGTCGAGACGCTGACGGCCTACCTGGAGGCCGCGCCTGCGCTGCCGAGCAACGCCGAGGAGAAGCCCCCGGCGGGCGGCCCGGTGGCCGCGCTCAACGAGGCCGAGCTCGCCGTGTGCTCCCAGCTCGGCCTCACGCCTGAGCAGTTCGTGGCCCAGCGCGCGACCCTCCGCGCCTGAGCTCCGGCGACCCCTCCCCCTGCCCTAAGAGGTACACCCCATGGCTCTCTCGAAGGAACGGCTGACGCCCCGCATCGGCGATGCCGTCATCACCTCGCGCCTCGACCTTCCGGTCAAGGCCAACACGAAGATCCTCGCCGGCGCGCTCGTCGTGATCGATGCCGGCTACGCGGCCCCCGGCCGGACGGCCACCGGCCTCAAGGCCGTGGGCGTCGCCCAGGAGACGGTCGACAACACGGGCGGCGTCGCCGGCGCGATGCGCGTCGACGTCCGCCGGGGCGCGTTCAAGCGCTTCAAGAACAGCGCCGCGGGCGACGCCATCGCCCGCGCGGACGTCTACGGCGATTGCTACATCGTCGACGACGAGACGGTGGCGAAGACCGATGACACGGGCGCGCGCTCGAAGGCCGGTCGCATCCTCGACGTCGACGCCACGGGCGTCACGGTCGAGTTCATCTAGGAGCAGACGATCATGCAAGTCACCGTCGCGGCCCTCGGCGCCGTCTTCACCGCGCTCTCGCTCAAGTTCCAGAGCGCTTTCAAGGCCTACCAGTCGAAGGCCGGCGTGCTCTACACCCGCTTGCCTTCGAACACGCGGACCAACACCTACGGCTGGATGACCCAGCTCCCCTTCATGAAGGAGTGGATCGGCGAGCGCCAGCTCGAGTCCATCGGTTCGCAGGCCATGAGCGTCACGAACAAGGACTACGAGCTGACCGTCGTGGTCAAGAAGAACGACCTGGCCGACGACCAGATGGGCATTTACGGCCCCATGACCGAGATGGTTGGCCAGCAGGCGGCCGCTCACCCCGACCGCATGGTGGTGGCAGCTCTCAAGGCCGGCGAGACGACCACCGGCTACGATGGCCAGTACATCTTCGACACCGACCACCCGGTCGACATGAACGACGCCGGCAAGGGCACTCAGGCGAACCTCTTCACCGGCATGCCCCTCACCGCCGCGAACTACGACACCGTGCGTACCGCGATGCGGATCCTCAAGGCCTCGAACGGCGAGCCGCTCGGCGTGAACCCCACGCACCTCATCGTCCCGCCTCAGCTCGAGGGGAAGGCGAAGACCATCGTGGCCGCTGAGAAGGACGCCGCCGGCGCGACGAACACCAACTTCGGCACCACCACGATCCTCGTGCTCGACGAGCTCGCCGACGACGCGACCTCGTGGTACCTGGCCGACCTCAGCAAGCCGCTGAAGCCGTTTATCTGGCAGGACCGCGAGGCCGCGAAGTTCGACCAGATCACGGAAGCCACCAGCGAGAACGTGTTCATGCGGAAGGAATTCATCTTCGGCACGGACCTGCGCGGCGCCGCGGCGGCGGCCCTGTTCTGGCTGATTGGCAAGGCGAAGGCGTAACCCGTGGCCGCGCTGATTGCGGTCGTCGTGACCGCCATCCCCACCGGGGGCTTCTACCGCGCCGGCCGCTACTGGCCGCCCACGCCCACCGAGGCGGAGGTGTCGGCCGAGGACCTCGAGCGCCTCGAGGCCGAGCCGTTCCTCCGCGTGAGCGAGCCCGACGGCGAGGCGAAGAAGCCGAACAAGGCCGCGGGCGGCAAGGGCCGGGCGACCGGCAACGCCGGCGAGGGCGAGAAGCCCAAGGGCAACGCCGGCGCCGGCGGCCAGGGAGCCTAGCTCGTGGCCCGCTACGCGACCGCCGCGGACGTCCAGTCCCCGGCCTACGGCCTTCCGGCGGGCGCGCTGGCAGGGCTCGGTGACGACCAGGCCGCCGTCGACGTCGAGTGCGAGCGCGCGGCCGAGGCCGCGTGCGACCTGGCTGACGGCTACCTGGCGGGCCGCTACGTGCTCCCGCTCGTGGGGCACGGCACCGACCTGACCCGGGCGGTGTGCGCTATCGCCACCTGGGACCTCATGGTGGGCGTCGGCTTCAACCCCGAGGGCACCCACGAGCTGATCCGGACCCGCTACGAAGACGCCGTGAAGTGGCTTTCGGGCATCGCGGCGGGCAAGGTGAGCCCGCCCAGCATCGTGGACACGTCGCCCGCCCCCGCGGCCGCGAGCTCGCCGATGCGCCCGGAGGTCATGAGCCGCCCGAAACGGGGCTGGTGATGATCCGGGGCTCGTTTCGACCGCTTCAGCGGATGGTGAAGAGCCTCGGCCGCCTCGCCACACCCGCGTGGCGGCAGGAGCTCTCGGCGAACATCGCCGAAGAGGCCCTCGAGCAGATCGCCGAGGGCTTCGCCCGGCAGGTCGACCCCTCCGACCGGCCGTGGAAGAAGTCCGGGCGCGCGTCTCGCGTCGGCGGGCAGACGCTCAGCAAGTCCGGGCGCCTGCGTCGGTCGTTCAGCCGGGGCGTGGTGGCGAAGCCGAGCGGCTTCACCATCGGCACGAACGTGCTGTACGCCAAGACCCACCAGGACGGGAAGACCATCCGCCCGAAGACCGCGAAGGCCCTTCGGTTCAAGGTCGGCGGCGCCTGGGTCACGGCCGCGAAGGTGAAGATCCCCCGCCGGCGGATGGTGCCCGCCGGCAAGCTGCCGCCCCGCTGGGAGCGCGCGCTACGTGAGGCCGCCGAGGACTTCATCATGGAGACGCTCACGTGATCGTGCCCATCTTCGACGCGCTCAAGGCGGCCCTGCCCGGGCGGCCGCTCTTGCTCGGTAAGAAGCACCTCGCAGCCAACGGGGCCCCGCCGCGCATGGTGGTGGTGCCCGGCACCGAGACGTTCGGCCCTGGGCGCTCCAACCGCGACGCCCAGGGCCGCCCGGTGAAGAGCATCGCCACCCGGACCATCGTCCTGAACGTCCACGTGTGGGGCGCCGACATCCCGCAGGTCGAAGCGATGATCGCCGAGCTCGTGCTGGCCCTTCGCGGTGCCGCGGGCTCGTGCCGCATCGGGACCGGCGTGTGGCTCACCCAGGACGAGGCGTCCTGGCTCGTCAGGGGCGAGGCCTACCAGCTGCCCATCGAGTTCGACACCCCCATCACGGTCCCGGCCACGTTCGCGAGCCTCGAAGGCCTCGACACGGTGCCCGGCACCACCCCTTAAGGAGCTTCCATGCCCATCAAGAAGAGCGGCCCCGACGTGGCGGCCGCGGACGAGCTGCGCCCGGCCGAGCCGGCCGCGGTGGTCGAGGGCCAGGTCGACGCGGGCGAGCTCGCCGGCGAGGTGGACCCTGGCGAAGAGGTGGCCGTCGAGCTGCTGGAGCTGCGCGCCGTGGAGGACCTCCGCGACGAGCTGCGCACCCCGGCCTGGCTCTTCGCGGCCGCCAAGATGAAGCACGACTGGCCCATCGGCGCTGAGCTGAGCGTGGCCGGCTACCAGGCGGCGCTCGAGGCGGCCGCCAACGAGGTGATCCGCTGATGACGAAGCCCACTCTGCCCGACGTCTACGTCGAGATCCAAGATGGCGCCCTCGGCATCTCGCAGGGCAGCCCCGAGAACATCGAGGTGAAGGTCGGCGTGGCCGCCGGCGGCGCGCAGCACGTCCTGTACAGCTTCACCAACGCCAAGCAGGTGAAGGACGTCCTTCAGGCGGGCCCGCTCGCCGAGGCCGTGGCCTTCCAGGTCGCGCGCACCGGCCGCTGCATCGCCATGAAGGCGGCCGCGTCGACGGCCGGCACCGTGACCACGGGCGCGCCCGTGAAGACCGGCAGCGGCACGGTGCCGCTCACCGGCACCCCGAACGACGCCTACGAGGTCCTCATCGAGATCACCCGCGCCGGCGCGAACATCGCCGCAGGCACCGGCGCCTTCAAGTACTCGGTGGACGGCGGCGACAACTACTCGCCCGAGATCGCCATCCCGGTGGCGGGCGTCTACGTCGTGCCCGGCACGGGCATCACCGCGACCTTCACCAACGGCGGCTCGGGCACTTCGTTCCAGGTCGGCGACGTCTTCTCGGGTACGAGCACCGCGCCCGCGATGACCACCACCGACCTCGCGAACGCGCTCGATGCGCTGCTCGCGAGCCCGGTTCAGTGGGCGGGCGCCCACGTGGTCGGCACCGCGACTCCGACCACGGCCGCGGCCGTGGGTGCGAAGCTCGACGCCGCCGAGGTGGGCAACCGCTTCGTTTACGCGACGCTCGAAGCCCGCGACATCGACGCCACCACGGACAGCGGCTCCGAGGACACGTGGATGGGCAACCTGAACACGGAGTGGCGGAACGTCGCCCACCCGCGCCTCACCGTGTGCGCGGGCTCGGTCGAGCTTACGAGCGAGCTCTCGGGCCGCTCCTACCGCCGCAACCTCGCGCACGCCTACACCGCGCGGCTGATGACGATCCTTCCGCACCAGCACCCGGGCGCGGTCGAGCTCGGCGCTCTGTCGGGCGTGACAAAGCTCTACCACGACGAGCAGGCGAAGCCCGGCCTGGATGCCGCCCGCTTCGTCACGGCGCGCACGATCGTGGGGCTCGAGGGCTTCTACATCACCGCCGGCCGGATGATGGCGCCCGCCACGTCCGACTTCCAGTCCATCCAGCACCGGCGCGTGATGGACAAGGCCTGCCGCGTCGCGCGCATCCAGACCTTGCCCTACATGAACGCGGACGTCCCGATTGACGCCGAAACGGGCAAGCTTTCGGAAACCGAGGCCCTTGCCATCGAGGCGAAGGTGCTGGGCGTGCTCGAGGGCGACCTCGTGAACACCGGCAACGCGAGCGCCGTGGCGTACCGCATGAACCGCGACAGCAACTTGCTTTCGACGTCTTCGACCGACGCCGAGGTGCGGATCATCCCCAAGGGTTACCTGAGCTGGATCGGCCTCAAGATCGGCTTCAGCAACCCCAAGCTGGCCCAGCGATAGGAGCCCCGCATGCCTGGTCTGAACATCCCCTATCCGCTCATCAACGGCAAGCGGTACGACTACACCTCGATCGAGTTCCGCTACAACGGAATTCATGTCATCGGCGTGAAGGAAATCAACTACAGCCAGTCCGCCAAGGGCGCGAAGCTGTACGGAACCC